CCCTGTAAACATGATAGATGTTGCAAAAGATAACTTGCCTTTTATTCCAGATTGGCTGGAAAGAATGATGCAATCTACTAAATATAAATTATATAACGCAAACAAAATTAATTTTTCTACCGCACAACTTAGAAGGGAAACTGGAGCCGTTATCAACGACAGCGAAATAGTTTGGATTAATGAGACATATTTTCCACAATTAGGTGATGGGCCAGAGGTAGCGGCATTAAAAAAAGATGCTAGAACATTAGCCATTGCGGCCATGGAAACTGAGGCCGGCGCGGCTTATAAAGGGCTGTCTCAAGAAGAAACGCTGCGACAAGCTGCCGCAGACGCAAAAAGAAGGGCCCTGGCAATATTAAAACAACGAGCAGAAACTAATCCAGAACTAGCGGATGAAATAAGAGCAATAATAAGCAAGGTGAGAACAAGTGGCTAGTGTAGACAGTTTTGACAAATTACCAGATGACGTTTTGTTGTCAATGATAGAAGACCCTTTGTTTGACGAAAACGATCCGTCGTGGCAAGAGTCTGCTGAAGATTACATGGCTGACGCCGCAACCCTTGACGCGGTTGATATAACTTCTGGAGCACCAATAAATGTAAGGGCGGCTGTTAATGCCGCGCAAAGCGAAGAGGATAGATTGGCAACCCTTAAAAACTTTTACCCAGGAGCGGTGAGGGTTGAAGATTTAAGCCCAGAGTATGGCTCGCAAAGATTTGGAGCTGGAAACTTTGTGTACGAAGACCCAGAAACCCAAGAATTAACGCTTTTTGACGAAAGGGGCGGCTGGATATTTGGTGCAAGTATTGCTGATTTGACAGCAGACATAGGCCCTGAAATAGCAGAAACAGTAGGTGCCATAGGTGGTGGTATTGCTGGCGCTATAGGTGGGCTTGCGGCAGCGCCATTTACAGCTGGTGTTGTAAACCCTGTCACTGGTGCCTTGGCGGGCGAAGGACTGGGTTCTGCTTCTGCGAGAGAATCTTACATAGGGTTATTAAATTATTTTGGTGAAACAGAAGATAACAGGACGCTTGGGGAAGTGGGCAAAGATTTTGCCATTACAGCTGGATTAAATGCAGCTGCTGGACCTGTTTTAGCTAAATTCTGGCAAGGCATAAAATTAACTGGAAACAGCGTTAGATATGCGGCTGATACCATGAGTGTTGAGGCTAGAGAAGCATATAAAAAACTAAAGTCTGTTGTTACAAACCCATTGCCAGGGCAAATTAGTCTAAACCCCATGACCAACCTGTTAGAGAAGGTTTTAAGCAACGTACCGCTTGCTTCAAAAACCATGCACACCGCTGCAAAAAGAACTTTGGTTGAGATAGAAGAGTATGCGCTTAATTTGGCTCAAAGGTATGGCGGAGTAAGAACCCAAACAGAGGCCGCAGAGGAATTGCTTAGAAAAGGAGATATAGACGAAGGAATACCAGTTGGTAGCTTACGCCAGGCAAGACAAAGATACAGAGATCAAAGCAGCGCAAACTACAAGGCTGTCGAGGATATGCTGCCTGATAACAATATAAAAAATATTGACGCACTAGAGCAGCTTAGTGAAGATTTGGTTATTGCAAGCAAAACAGCGGTTGGTGATAGAAATAGCGCTACAGGACTAGCAACACTTGAACCAATACTTAAAGATTATAGCGAAGGGATTTTAAATTGGAGAGATTTAAGAAGCCTTAGAACGCAGCTTATGGATGATACTAGAAGCAGCGTGGCAAATGGTGCCACTTCTCAATCGCAAAAAAATGAAATTAAAAGGGTTATAGGAGCAATTACCGAGGTTCTGGATGGTCACGTTGGATCTTTTGGCGATGAGGCTTTAGAAGAATCTTATAAAGCAGCCAATAAATACGTTAGAACCAACATGGATAAGATGTCTGGGTCTATAGCTTACATTGACAATAATTTAAACAAAGAAGGCTCTACCATAGAAAGTGCTTTAAGGGGCATTGTTAATGGCACAAAAGAGGGTCCGGCGGGCATTATAAAGCTTAAAGAAGTTTTAACCCCAGAAGAATTTGCTGTTTTGCCTGGATATATTCTTGGCAGAATGGGACTACCAACACCAGGCATGGCAGAGGGTGTTGAATTGGGCGTTGAGACTGGCGCCGAATACATAGCTAAATCTGGCTTTTCTGCAAACAGGTTTATGAACGCTTGGAACACTATGTCAAAAGAGGCAAAAGATGTTCTTTTTAAAGGATCTGATTTTGCTGATTTAGGAAAAGAATTAGACAACCTGGAATTTGTTGTTAAGAGGGTGAAAGCTGCCGCCAGAATAGGCGCTAATCCTTCAGGAACGGCGCAAAGCGCACACGCCCTTGGCTGGCTTGCAGCCGCTGGCGGTGGATACGCAACTTTAGGGTTTGAGTTTGGTCTTGCATCGGTGGTTGGACCGGCGGGCTTGGCGAAGATGATGACTAGGCCTGGGTTTGTTAAGTGGTTGGCAGAAGGCGTAGAAAAGGCAGCCTTTAACCCCAACTCCGTAGCTCAGCACATTAGAAGGCTTGTTCAAATACAGGCCGCTAACCCAGAAATAAGAGATGAGATCAGAGCGCTATTACAAGGATTACAGGGAGAAACGGTAGAGCCTTTGGCTTCTAACACATCTAGCTCTGCGCAAACAGCGCCCATGAACCCAAGTGAGAGCGCATTTAGACAAGTATCTACAGCTGAAGTTTCAGATAAACTCCTGCCTACCGCACAAGAAATGCAAGCCAGGATGGCAGCGGCCCAATCGGCACCGACTGATATGCCGTTGTTTGAAGACTTAGAACCAACCGGCGGCTTGGCTTCGATGGGACCGTCTGCGGGCGGTTTTGATTTGTCTATGTCCCCCACGATAGTACCTTCAGAAGCGGACAGGGAAATTGCTGTGAGAATGAACGCAAGAAACTCCGGCATTGCTGGCCTTATCTAAGTGGCCAGAGATTACCGCAAAGAGTACGATAACTATCACGGCAAGCCAGCACAAAAGAAAAAGCGTGCCGCAAGAAACGCAGCCAGGAGAAAGCTAGAATCTAGCGGTAGAGTTAAGAAGGGCAGTGATATGGACGTGCATCACGTTGATGGCAATCCACTAAACAACAGTGCAAAGAATCTCAGGGTGGTGCATCGGTCTAGGAATAGGTCTTTTGCGCGCACCAGCACGGGCAGAAAGAAAAGGGGTTAGTCTTTTTGGGGCTCTGGCAGCTCGTAATCTTCTTCTTCAGATAGGTGTGCCAGCACAATAGCACCATCGACCTCGTAATCGAAGTCGTAGCCCATGTGGGCTTCCCCATCAATGTTGATGACTAGGTTTCTGGAGATAAGGCGCAACAGAGCGGCCTGGTGGTGCAGAGTCAATCGGCTAAACAGCTCTATAACTTCCTTTGCTTCCAGAACAGGCTGGTAGGATTGAGGCAAGGATTTTGCCTTCTTGCCAAACATTCTCATCCGCTAAAGAGCCTGGCGCGAGTCTTGAATGAGCATCCGGTGCTCCCGCTCGATCAACACTTTCAATTGATCGATCTTGCTCCGCCGCTCACGGTTACAAATCTCTTGCAAAAGATTGTAGGTGTGAACGTCGAGAGCCAAAGATTTTCGGATCTTCGGATTTATGTCTTCTGCCATAATCGTTTTTGTTGGTTGATGGATATGGAACATTCTATAGATTCGTGCAACAATTAGCAACTATGTACGATCTCAAAAACTACCTGCTTTCAATGCAGTCGCACTGGATGGTGCACCAGCCCACCTATAACGCGGTGCAAGAGTCCCTGCCACTGATTACCAAGTATCAGGCAAATGAGGGCATCGAAAAATTAGGCAACACGCCGGCTAAGAAAATCTGCCGGCAGGTCTTCCCCGAGGTTTACACATTCCCGCTATTCAGGCGTCAGTGGTGCAAGATGATGGTGGAAGAGATTGATCTCATGCGGAAAGATCTGGCTTTTAAGGCAAACGAGGATGAGGACGCGCTCAGGCAGATCCCTGAGATTGTCTTAAAGACTGAATGCCCAGCCCTCTACCGCAATATGTGGTTCGTGGCGCAGACAGTCATCAACCCGATCATCACCTCGCTCTGGCAGAGAGACTGCCGCGATGCAGCCACTATACAGATTGCTAACTACAACATTGTAGACAAGAAACAAGGTGCCTGGCATCACGATGAGTCGGCTGACATATCGGTGGTGGTGCCGCTCAACACCGGTGGCTATAAGGGTGGCGGTACGGAGTTCCACAACCACGGCACGCTGAAGCCATTGCCCAGCGGCCACGCGCTGATGTTCCCCAGCTTCACCAACCTACACCGAGGGCTGCCGGTGGATGGCGGTGATAGATACCTTTTAGTCTTCTGGCTCTACCATAAAAGTCGTGTCGTTGATCTGTACGAGGACATAGACTAATTTAATACCTGTTTAATTGCATAAAGTTGCACAAATATGCAGACAACGACACGATACTATGTATAATAAGGGTGTAAGAACGCCGCGAGGCGTTATAGTCAATCAACCAATAAGGTAATCAACATGATCAGACAATTTTATACCAGACATCCAGGGACTAGAAAACCAATATCTATTGCGTATGACATCGAAGGATATAGCTCAATTCCATATTCTATGGATGATGACACAATCGCATCATTGAATGGCTTGGCGGGTAACACAGACGCCGATGTCAAGATCGCCTTGGCTTGTTCGATGCTCGGATGGGATATACCAATGGCTGGCGAACTTAGCACTTGGACAGAATTATAACGCAGCCCCAGTCTTTTTCTAGTGTGTGTATCTGGGCGACATCAAAAATAACTGACACCGAGGGGATGCAAGGCCCCACTCAAACAAGGAGGAAAAAATGACTGAGCCTGAGACTATTCACATACTAACAGTGATTTGCGGGACGATAGCAATAATCGTGCTTGGCGGAGCATTTATCATCATCCGCGATATAAAAAAGGTAATGAAATGTGAAAATTGACACAGAAAAACAAGGGGAAGAACACTGTATAAGTGGGACAAGGGCAAGTCAGGTGTACAAGGAGGCGTTATGAAAAAGCTGATAGTAATTGCGGGAGCAATATTGTTTTTTGGCCTTATGGGGATCGTTGGTAATATGAGCCTTGAGGATGCGCTAAACGAAGAACGGCATTACGCTGAGATGGTTTGCGACGGCCACTGGCCCGACTACAAAGATATTTCACCAGAGTGCGAATAAAAGAAAGGGAGCCTAGCTCCCTTTTTCTTTGGCCTTCCTTTCTGCGTATGTATATAGGTTCTCACCAAACATTTTTTCAAACCAAGCATCCCATTTAATGCCCTTGGGTGTTCGCTCTTGGCGTTTCTTCCAGGCAAATCTGGCGGCATGAAGCTTTTTCTGGTGCGCCCAATCTGGGTCTGCTTGGTTAATACAGGTCACCCAGGTCAAACTCCCTTACGCCAGACTGATTGTAAGGTATGTACAGGTCTTTTTCTCTACAAGATATACCAAGAGTCATGGCTTGCTCGTTCTTTGCATCAGCATAGGCTATGGCTTCGTCTGATAGCGTATATATAGCATAGGGGTATGGGTGAGGTTTCTCTTGGGCCAAGAAGTAAAACTTCTCTGTGGGCAGCCCTACAGCCCTACAGCCAGCGATATAAAATGCTGCTTGCTGGTGGTACTTGAATGCGTTGATAGCGCCCTTGAAACCACGCGGTGAAGCATCCCGACAGGTTTTGAGATCCCAAATGTCTGTGCCGGTGTGCCAGTCAAGCTTGCCCTTGCACTGTTGGCCGTTCCACATAAAGCATATTGTGAGCTCAACGTGGTGCGATTCCTTTGGAATAAAGTCAGCAACTATCTCTCGGCGGGCCATGCAAACATCGTACATCTCCTGCTTGATAGGCTGTCGATGGCCTGTAGTCATCAGGAAATCTTCATATTCTTCTTTGCCAATCTTGGTGCGGCGGTTGATATCTGGTCGAATTACAAACTCTTCGTCAAACTTGTGGTGCTCGAGAAACACCGTGTGCTGCACCCTACCTTCCAGCAGCGCCGGCGACTCGCTGTTGAATTTGCGATGCTTCCATGAGAACGGGCATTTGCTGATTGCGGTTAGATCGTGACTGCGCCATGCCGGTATGCTGTCGTAGGTTGGGTAGTCCAGATCCTCGTAGATTCCTTCTTTGAAATTCATAGTTTTCTCCTATGCTTCGCCAATACCTTCTGGCAGAACTTATCGTTCTCGCAGAACGCGACTGTCTCCATGCCAGCGCGATCCAGCCCAAGACTGAATCCGCCGATACCGCTGAAGAGATCCAAAACCCTCACGATCAACCGTCAAAGGGATCGATGTAGTCGGTTACGGTGATAGTGGCATTCTCGCCTTCGGCCTCCAAGTCGGCTCTGGGATCGTCTCCCATACTAAAGCGCAGATACCAGATGGCTTTGAGCTTATCCTCAACCGAGGTCTTGCTCTTCTTGTTCATCCGCCACAGATACTTGAACGCCGCAATCTCAGAATATTTCTGGGTGGCCTCCAGCCCGAAGACGGCAACCATTGAGTCGATACACTCGATGCCGCCATCAAGGGCGTAGTGGTCAGGCTGGTCAACGGATTCAGAATTACTTGGCATCGTTTTCTCTACCTTAGAACGGGATATCAATGTCGTCATCAAAATCACCCTTGGTGTCGTCTTTCGCCAGATCGGCCAGCCCGCCAGATGCCGGCACCGGTTCGGCACCCTTGCTGCGCACAGCCAGTACCTCAAAGCTTTGCTCAATCTCTTCTGCCATCCACGGTGGCATGTCTTCTGTCATGTCACACATGGCCTTTGATTCATCTGTGCTCTTGCCCGAAAACTCTTGCGCATAAACGTCAATGTCAAAACACTGCAAATCATTGGAAGTGGTAACCTTCTTCATGCCACCCTCCGGCTTGTAGACGCCCTCAACCTTGACCCGACCGCCAACCTCATCCTTATTCTGCTTAATCATTTCAAGCTCAGCGGTCACACCCAACACTTTAGGCAGTTCGAAGCCAGCCAGATCAGCGTCCGAGAACGGTCGTCCGCGCCAGCTCTTGAGATCCTTGAATAACGCCGCGTTTTCGTTAAGCGAGGCCGTGTATTTCTTTGACGCGGAAAACGGTCGCCCATCTGCCATGCGCACCTCTTCCCAGCGCTCTGAGCCGTCATCAACCTCTTGTTTGTGGGTAACCTCCCAGTAGATATAGACGATGTGGCGCTTTCTGAGTGGACCATCCTGATATGATTCTTCTCGTGTGCCAGCATCGATGAGCTTGTAGCACGTTGCCTGATAGCGGCCGGCCTCTAAATTTTCGTAGTCACCGCCGCCGCTTGAAATGGTTAATCCCATGATTTTGTCCTCAATGATTGGTTGAATTGATTGGTTGAATTGAATTGTAGAGATGTATACTATTATGCACATTCTTCTAATTCAAATCAAACCAAAGTTGCGCCTATGTCACTAAAAGTTAGCCGTCCCACACCCAAAAATATGACTAGGCCGTTCACCGGAGATCACAGGAGCGACTTCAGCAATTTCTTGCAAGGCAACGGACTCGAGCCGGACCCCAAGAAAGGTTTGGTCACTGATGGCAGCATTGGACGCGCTTACATTAATGTCGGCGGGGCACGCAAACTGGTTGGCTGGTATCAGCTGTGGCTGGAACAGAGCGTACCGTTTGGACGAATTGGCGATTACCGTGTGTCAGCCACAGAACCGACAGACATCTGGAAACCGGAAAATCAGAAGAATTTTCAAATGACCGCGCAGCACCGAGAAGAAATTGCCGAGTTGCAGCGTCAAGCAGAGGTCAAGAAGGCCGATAGCTACAGCAGGGCCGCAAAACGCTCGCAGTTTCTTTGGGACCAAGCAGAACCGTGCGAACGGCACCCTTATTTAGAGAAAAAACAGGTACTCAGCTACGGCGGCCTCAAGGTCAATAAGGAAGGGCTGTTGATGATGCCCCTGTACGACGCGCAGATGACCATCTGCGGTATTCAATACATCAGCCCCGATGGCTCTAAGAAATTCCTTACTGGTTCAAAGAAAAAGGGCAGTTTCTTCATTCTGGGCAAGGAAGTGCTCAAAACCAGCCAAACAATCAACTTTGCCGAGGGCTACGCGACAGCTGCAAGCTACCACCAAGATTTTAGTCAACCGGTGATAGTGTGCTTCGACGCCTACAACCTAACAGCCGTTGCCGAGGTGGTTTTTGAGTTCCTGAACGACAGGAAGTTCGTTTTTATTGCCGACAACGACCCAGATTCCAATACAGGCGAAAAAGAGGCCATAAAGGCGTGCCAAACGATCCGTAAGCTGCACGGTCAGGCCGATGTGTTCATGCCTGAGTCCAAGGGCGACTACAACGATCACAAGAACCAGGTGAGGGTATTGGAGGGCGAAATCGTCAGCCCGACGCTGAAAAACATCGACATACCGGTGGATTATGACTTTGTACGCGGCAGCACCGGCCGATACCTCAACACGAAGGACAATATTCAGGGCGTTCTCACGGTCAATGGGGTGAGCTGCCTGTACAACGTCATTAAAAAGCGAATGGAGATTGATATCCCCAACACCAAGTTCATCGCTGACATGAGGGAAGAGGCTTCACTTATCGAGATTGAGGACCGCTGCATCCAGATGGGCATCCCACACTCCAAGGTGCGGGACTACCTGAAGGTGCTGGCCGTCGAGTGGAACCCAGTCAAAGCGTGGATGGAATCGAGGAAATGGGACGGGCGATCTCGGCTACAGGAGTTTCTGGACACCATTGGCAGCCCCGAGAACGAGGCCCTCAAAGAGATGCTGATGAAGAAGTGGCTGATAAGCTGTTGTGCGGCAGCTTGTGAGGAGAAGGGCGTTTCGCTTGAGGGCATCCTAGTCTTTCAGGGTGCCCAAGGATTAGGTAAGACGCTGTGGTTTAAGCGTCTTGCCAATTATGACGATGGTTGGCTCTTGGAAGGTGCAATGCTCAACCCAACTGACAAGGATAGCGTGAAACGTGCGGTCAGCCATTGGATAGTAGAGCTCGGTGAGATCGAGTCTACCTTTAAGAAGGCCGACATCGACCAGCTGAAGGCATTCATTACCAGCAAGAATGATGAGCTTAGATTGCCTTACGATCGTGCCAGCACAACGTATCAAAGACGTACCGCATTCTATGCCAGTGTTAACGCAAGAGAATTCCTCACGGATACGTCGGGAAACCGTAGGTTTTGGGTGATACCCGTGAAGACGATCAACTTCAACCACGGCATAGATATGCAGCAGCTCTGGGCCGAGGTGAAAGAGACGCTCTATGTGCCTGGCCAGAAGAATTGGTTTCTAACACCCGACGAACGGAAGATGCTTGACCGATCGAATGAAGGCTACCGCACGCAGTCTAGCGTTGAGGATCTGATACTGGAGCACGTTAGGTTTGATAGTAAGGTTACTGAACCAGTGCAAATGACTAAGCTGTTGCGTGACTTGGGGATCGCCAACCCGAGGATAACAGACTTCAAGGACGCCAATCGGGTGTTAGCAATGAACGGTGTGGAACCAAGGAAAAGTAACGGCAAAAAAATATACGACCTGGATTACACCATACCCAGCCAAGACCTCAATCCGGCACCTGGATACAAGAGCTGGGATGCATGAGCGGCCCGAATGTCTATCTGACGATCTTTATCTGGGACGGCCTCGACTACACTGGACCGAGCATTGTGGCGAAGACGCGGGCAGAAGCCGAGCTCATTTGTGAGGGTTTAAGCTGCCAAATCGTGCGCGAATTGACGAATGTGATAGTGGCAAATCAGGGCATGGTCACCCTGCATTAGTTTGATTTTTGGCGATGTGCAAGTTTGTATAAAGTTTGCAGCAGTGATTTTATGAGCGATAGGGAGAATTAACGTACCCTACCCTAGAGCTGTAACCTGATCTTAAACCCTTATGGCTACTGGGTTTATACTATATATAGGGTATACCCTTTATATATAAGACTATATTATAGAAGGAGTATAGTGCTATAAAACAATAGTTATACGCAGCCCAGAACGTATATATAGGGGGGAAGCGTACCCTGCCCCCTGATTTCGGGAGAGAGTGATGGATGAGGATTTATTTTTTGACTACGACAAGACGCTAAGCGATGAGAGAAATTTCACGCAATGGTTTATGATGAACTGCTCTGAGCGGGCTGAGTTTGGCGAGCAGGTCTACACGCAGGAGGAAGGGTTGAAAGTTTTCAAGCAGCTATTTTTTAGCAGGAGTTCGGATGGCGGGTAGACCGAAGAAGGACAAACCTAAACTTATGGCCGTGCCAGAGACCTTTGACAAGGATGATGAGTTTGGGATAACTGCTATGCAAGCGAGCTTCGTCTGGCATTACACCGAAGGTGCGTGTGGCCAGACAGTCGCCGCCAGAAACGCTGGCTTCGAGTTCCCAAGCAGCGCTGCCAACAAGATGCTCAACGGAACTGCTTTCCCGAAGGTTACTCGCGCCGTGCGTGTGCGCCAGGACGAGCTGGCTGAGAAGTACGCCATCACGCCGCAGAAGACCGGAACAATGCTCTGGAATATTGCTGAGACAGCATTCGGAGCCGGCCACTACAACGCCAGCGTCAGCGCAATCAAGGAGCTGAACCAGCTGGCCGGGCTGTCGGTCAACCGATCGCAGAACATCAACATCAATGCAGACCTCAATACCATGAGCAAGGACGACATTAAGGACCGGCTCTCGAAGCTTCTACGGGCTGAAGAGACTGAACCATCCGACAAAGATTTCTAGGGAACAGAACCAGTCACGGGCCCGTCTCCCGATCCGAGCCCCAAAATTCCAAACAATTCAAAATCCTCGCAACACTTTGATATTGCTAGAGTTATTGGCAGTTCGCCCAAAATACCAATCGTGTCCGCTCTGCCCATTGGGGTCACTGCTAAAAGTTGCAAGTATGTATACACTGCACCCTAGCGGCAGAAAGTGTTTGTATATCAATAGCTTACGATAGGGGTCCCTTGAGATCCGTTTTTTCCTGTGGTTTTTCTTTTATTTTTTTGCGGGCCCCCCGACAAATAGAAATCGGCGGTGGGTGTATAGCTATAGCTGGGTTCACCGCATAGAGTAACCAAAATTCTGTACCGCCCTTCAGATTCTCCGTATACTGCTTTTCCATGTCAGCATTGAGCCGCACCAAGGGCGCCACATTTGAAAGGACCGTCGTAAAAAAAATTAATAATTTTTTTGAGATCGAGGGTATTGATTTCAGCTGCAAGCGCAACCTGGACCAATATCAGATTGCGAACCTCACAGACATTGATATCCCGTTTCACTCTGTTGAGTGCAAGCACTACAAGGATGGCTGGGCTTACAAGCCGGAATGGCTGAAGCAGACGATTGAATCTGCTGGAGAAAAAATTCCCATTCTGATTTTTCGGTACAACCGAAAGCCAATACAGGTTTGTATCCCCATGCACGCCATAAATCCCGAATGGGAGGTAGACCCCCATTTAAATTGTGTCATTTCCTTAGACCAGTGGTTCGAGGTGCTGAGGCGCAATTGGGATGTCTATCGTTGCAAATATAGTTCAAGAATTTCATAATATAAATATGACTGAGATAAAAGACGGTTCTGTAGATAACATCGATATATTTGAAGAAGGTATGCCGTCTAACTTGCAGAAATTTGCTGACGGTGGTCCCGTAGACAGAATAAAAGACTTCTTTGCCAGACAGATGGAGCGCAAAATAGAGCGAGACAGGATGATGGCTGAAGCACAACGTGCGGCCATAGAAGAATACGCTCCGTCTGCTGGTCAACTAGCAAACTTTGGCGGCATGTTATTGCCAGGCATGGGCATCTACGACGCTAAGAAAGGTTGGCCATCTATGCCTGATAAAGACCAGCCGCTTTCAGAGTCTTACTCCGGCGAAAATTCCCGAAATCTGCCTGAAAATTTAGAGCGTGGAGGCTGGGGAGGTTATTTTGATGCCTTGATGCAAGGATTAGGGGTCGCTGGAGATTCAATTTACGGCATACCCGTAGCGGGTGCTGTGTTAGGCCCTACATTCGGCACTGCTTTTAAAGCTGCTGGCGCTGTGGGCAAGCTGATTAAGAGGGGTATAGGCAGCTTACCATTCAGTACAGGAGATTTAAAAAAAATCTTTATTGATCAGCATCCGCCAGTTGGATCAATTGACCCAAATACTGGAAACCAAGTAACCGAGAGATTGATACAGTCAAGAGCAGACAAGTTAGAAAAAAACCTTAAAAAACCAGCAGTAAGACGTAGGGAAGAGGCAAGAGCTGCAAATCAAATAGAAGATTTAATACCTCAAGAAAGAAATATACTGGATCCAAACGATCTGTATGGCCATAGCTTAGTGCCCGTGGCTGGTGATCGATCGGGCATAGGAACCCTTACAGACATCAAGGGCGTACCGTTAAGCTTTCCTGTACAAGTACAAGGCGGTCCGGGATATCCCCAATTCATGGGAGAAGGAAAGGGCTGGGCTTCCATGCAAGGTGCAGCACACCAAAAGCAAATGAATTTTATTAGAGCTGAAGGTGAGACGGGCATGCCCGCGCTTGGTGTCTATACAGCTATGGGGCGTGAAGGAATTAATTTTTCTACTCCTGTAGCTTTGGCTATGGTTGGCCAGCTCGATTTTTTAAAAATACCAAAAAAACATATTTCTTCATTTAATGCTTCATTAAGGAGAGGCACGAAAGGGAATCCTGGCATTAAAGATTTTGTTGGTTTAGACAGCCCGGACCTTGTGTCACAGTTGCTTGGAAATATTCCAAGCAATGTCAGTTCTGGCAATATAAGAAAAGCCGTAGTTGAAGAAATGCAAAAAGCTAGATGGCAAAATTTAGGATTCCCTCTTTACGAAGATGTGCTTGAAACAGTAATCAATCCACAATTAAGGATTTCTAGAGGTCCACCAGGAACTTTGAATCCTGCGGAAACAGGATACACAATATTCAGGGCTGACCCGGCCAAGCAAACTTTTACAGATCCTTATCATCTGAGTTATGACACAGTAATACCCGGTGACTACCTTGGTGGATTAACAGGTAGAGGCGCTCCCCCAGAGTTATTGTTTCCGCAAAACTTTGCCCGCATGCAAGAAAAACTAAATGTTGCTGGCCGACCGCTAACAAGACAACAGCAGTTGGGGTCTTTGGCTATGGAACCTATGGTAGAACCAGTAACCGACGAACTAATCGAAAACTTGGCTCAACATTTAAACAGAACCCAAGGCACAAACTACGCCGCCGGCGGCGGAGTCAACAGTGCGGGTATTGGGCGGTTAAGCCGCTAACTTTCTTCATACTGGTCTTCCTCGGCTTGCGTCGGGCCTCCCAAAAGACCCACCAATCTCTCGATCAACCCAATAAGCTCCAGGTCATCTTGGTTGTTTGTATCAATTTCTATGGTTATTTTAGCCATGCGCTCCATCCTCAAAATTTAATGGCTTATATACAGCCTATTGCAATATTACGCGACCAGTCGTTGCGAAGGTAAAAAAGTGCGCACCCCGTATGTACACAAACTTGCACATAACGACACGATGGGTATAATCAACTTCCTTGATAACGGCATTGGAGAAGGTAATGGAAGAGTCTAAAAAATCGTGCAG